CACGTATGAATTGCTACTTTTTTAGTTGTCATAATAGGTAGTGTATTATCTTGAAGACTAAAATACATAGAAGCTCCATTCTTAGAATAAGTAAAACCATTCCTTCCTTCAATCTTGTCACCAGTTAAACAAATTTCTTTGACAATCGCTAAATATTGTTTTTCAGGATGGTCGTATTTTTCTTGAATTAGGGTAGACAACATATATTTATATTATCTTTATTTTTAATTTCTTTTTATAAAGTAAGATGGCTGAATGTGATGAATATGAAAATGATATAGAATGCTTAGGTAAAGATATGATTAGTGGAGGGTCTAATACAGAGTCTTTTTTTAACTATATGTTTATGTTGTCTCAAAAAGATAAAATGGAATTAATGAATGTAGTTCAATATGTTGGTTTGGCTATTATCCCAATTGTAATTATAGTAAAATTAATGAAAACATATTTACCACCATTTGATGATTATAAAGGAAATGTTGAAATACTTATAGAGGTAATATTACAATTAGTAGTATTATTAATAGTATTTTGGTTTATTCATCGTTTTATTATGTTTATTCCTACATATAGCAAAGAAAATTATAGTACTATGAATGTATTTCATTTTATAGTACCTTTTATATTTATATTATTTACATTAGATACAACTATCAGTAAAAAAGTAAATATATTATTAAACCGTACATTAATTTATTTAGGACTTGAAAAAGAATATATGCAAGACGTAGGTTCAGAAGAAGAAATATATACACCGCCTAGCATTCAGGTTCCATGTCCAGGTCCAATGAATAATCCATATCCACAAAATACAAAAGAAGAGGCAAATGGTAAAAACTATAACCAAATGTATGAAAAAACGACTAATAAATTAGTGGGTGCGTCAAATCCGCCTCAAAACGTACATTTAGACCAAGGACCTATGGCGGCAAATGAAGCATTAGGGTTATCTATATTTTAATTTAAAATCAATTATATATAAATTACATGAACGAAGAACTTGGACAAATGTTAAAAGAAATGGATGAAAATAAATTAATTAACTTGAATTCGTCTATTATAAAAGACGCGAAAAATAATATATTACAAAAAATGGGATTTGTTGGCAAAGATTTGAAACACTATCACAAAGTATTGAAGGAGTATAGATTTATTGACGAATTAGATGAATTATCTGTGGGACACCATATTCGATGGTTTGATTTAACAAAAATCAATAATTTAAAATTATATAATGGCGCGATATTAATGAATGTAGACTATATAAATAACAATGTTTATTTATTATGTAAAGGTTATAAAAATCAAATGTTCAATATAAAAATGAATGAAATTATTTTATTTCAAAAGTTTAATAACCAAGAATTATTATTAATAAATATATTAGATTATATACAAGACAAATAAGCGGTTGGAGACACATTTCTTGTAGAACGAAATGGTTTGATAGATAATTTTTTTGTATTTGTAAATAGATATTTATGTTTACTAAAAGTAAAATGATATAATAAAATATTGACCTCGTTATTATTATTGTAAAATTTACAAATATTTTTATTCATTATTATATTCGTTTTACGTTTAATTTTGTATATGTTATTAGGTATTCCTTTATGATAATAATTTAGTACATTTATACAATCACGAATAGATAATTTTTTTGTCATTTTTATTATCTATAATAATTATAGATAATAAAATTATGAATAAGCATATTATTTTTGATATGGATGAAACCATTGGCTATTTCAAACAATTTATTATAATACTTAATATTATAGAATTATATCATTCTATAGATTACAATTTATATTTTGAATTATTTGAAGATTATTTTAGACCACATATATTTAATATTTTTGAAATGCTAGTTTCTAAAAAAAAAACGAATAATATAAAATATGTTATACTATATAGTAATAATAATAATGACCATTATGTAAATAAAGTAATTGAATATATTCATAAGAAATTAAATACTATATTATTCGACCATATCATAACGTATAATTCAAACAGATTACATAAAATAAAAAGTTATGAAGATTTAATTTATTGTATTCCAGATATAAAAAATGATTCGTTATGTTTTATAGATGATAAAATACATATTTGTATGAAAAGTAATTTTAATGTATCTTATATTAAATGTGAGAAATATACACACCATTTATCAAACGACGAAATTGTAATTCGTTTAATAAAAATAAATGATATTTATGATAAAAAACATATAAAATCCATTCTAAAAAAGTATAAATACTCAAAAAAAGAACTTCCTAAATCGGTTCATAACTACTCCAGTAAAAAAATGCTTCACCATATAGAAATATTTATATACAATATTCCTATCATATAATCCAATGGTTCTAGCGCTAGGGTCATTTGAATAAGTAAAACGTGGCATCCAATAATAGGGAATTAAATGGCTACAATCATCATAATAAGAATTAAATACATCTTTATAATAAGATTGTTCTTGTGTTAAATTCTCTACCTTTTTCGGTTTATAATTTTTTAATCTATCTTGAATAATTTTAAACCATGACTTATGTAAACTACTTACACCATCGCTAAAGGCTTCTTTTTTACGCCATAAAACCTTATACGGTAATAATTTAGGGTCATACATTTCGAATGTCTCTCTAATAAACTCTTTTTCAATTGTTAGTTTACGGAACTTCATCGGAATAGATAGATAAAATTTGGTAAAGTCTCTATCTAAATATGGAGTGCGTGGTTCTAATCCGTGACTTGAAATACAACGATCACTTCGCAATACATCAAAATAATGAATATTTTCAAGCAATCTAAAACATTCTTCTTTAAATTCATCTTCACTTTTACACGAATTGAAATATAAATAACCACCCATTAATTCATCTGCTCCATCTCCATTTAATACAACTTTAAAATCAGTATTATCTTTTATATATTTACCAATCAACCAATTACCTACACTTGCTCTAACAGTTGTAGTATCGTAACTTTCAATATCTTTAATAACATTTGGGATTGAATTTATAAATTCATCTTCTGAACAAATTACTTCATGATGAACACTTTCAATATGTTTAGATACCATAGAAGCATACTCTAAATCTTCGGAACCAGTGAGACCAATACTAAATGTATGTAATTGTTTAGACTGTTGACGGTAATATCTAGAAGCAATCGCACATACTATACTACTATCTAATCCTCCTGATAATAAACAACAAACTGGACGTTCGCTACTAGATAGTCTTTTGATAATGGATTGTTCAAGTAAATTATAGGCGGTTTTCATATAGTCTTCGCGGCTAAGAAAAATATCATATGTATCGCGAATATTATAAAATGAATGAGTAAGATATTTAGCATAACTATCATATTTATAATGATATATGCTATATGTTCCGGGTTTTACTTGTTGTACTGTGTTTGTATCTAATAGCATACTTTCTAATACCGAAGAAAACATGTAACCAAGATATGTTATTTTTTCATATAACGGACGAACTCCGTATGGATCACGGGCTACAATAATTTCATTTTTTAAACCATCATATAAAATAAATGAAAATTCGCCATCTAATAATTTGAAGGAATCTACACCAAATTGCTCATATAAATGTAAAATAACTTCACAGTCACTTTGGGTATTTAACTTATAATGTTCGGCTAATTGAATATAATTATAAATTTCACCATTACAAATTAAAGAGAATTGTTTATATTGAATTGGTTGATTCGATTCATCATTTAAACCATTGATGGCTAAACGGTGAAATCCGAAGTATACTTTATCTGTAATTTTTGTAAAAGTTGAATTTTCGGGACCACGTTTCGAACCAGCCATATACATATGATTCAACTGATCGTTCTCAATCATATTGCTTAAATACGCAAAAATACCGCACATTAATTTAATAATAAATATTTATTTATATTGTTATATAATAATGATTAGAGATAACGAATTAAATGTCAGATTAAATCAAAGAAATATACCATCGCATTCTTTAAAGCCTAATTTTGATTTCAGGTCACAACCTACAAAATATACTGATTTTCAAACAATCGATCAAGACATTGAACCAAGTGTTCCATTAATGAGTTATTCAAAATCAGGATTTAATCCTGGATACCGCGGACCAACGGATGAATTTTTAGAAAAAATAGATTTAGAAAGTTATTTAAGAAATCAATATATGGCTCTTCAACGTAATTCACAAGCAGTCTATGTACCAAAAATGAATAGCGATTTATATAATAATCCAATGAATTATGAAAAAGAATATTCAACCTATAATACAACACAACACAGAGAAGTTTGTAAAAAATTAGACCCTAATATATTTCATAATTCAACGCGTTATTATTTGAAAAATGAATAAATCCTATATACTATGTATCATGATTATATTTCACGCAAATCTAAACCAATTAAAACGAATTATAACTTTGTAGAAGATAAAGAAATTCTTTTAGATATTGTTTATAAAATGGTTCAACCAAATTCAGAAAATGTATATGAACAATATCATATTTATAAAGAATTATTTTCAGATTTTACATGTCAAATTGTATCCTTGGATAAACAATTGAAAGAAAAACATGTTATATTTGATATATCCAACAATTTTGTAGACGAGTTCAAAGAAGTTATGATAAAAGAAAAGTCTAAAACTATTTTAGAATTATTAAAAAATAAAAATGTAATATATGAAAAGAACGTTTAAATATTTAAAATGTCATCCAAAATATAAAAAAAATAAATCGTGTATATCTACAAAACTAATGAGGAGTATGAGAGACAAATGGAATAGTAAACATCCAGATAAACAAATAAAAACAAAAACAAAAAAAATAATTGAAACCCAACTTAGAAGCTATTTATCCGAATGTAACCACCAAAAATGTTTGATTGATAAAACCATTGAAAAACAATTAAATATATTTGCTCCAAAAAGTCCGTCTTCATGGAATACAAATAAATCAGAATGGTTAAATAATTTTGATATTAGTCGAGTTATGACACAATATGAAGAAGCTTATCCAAAATTTAAATTTCTAGGTCCATCTCCAATCGATTTTGATACTATAATAGATGGTAAGTGTGTTTGGACCGAACTATGTAATCTAAGTATAAAGGAACAATTAAATAAAAATAAAAATAAAATAGGAATTATTTTCAACTTAGATACACATGATAAAGGCGGCTCTCATTGGGTATCTTTGTTTATTGATTTAGAAAATAAATATATATTATATCTAGATTCAAACGGGATTACAACTCCTAAAGAAATAGATATATTTATAAATCGCATTGTAAAACAATGTCAAGAAATGAATATGACTATGAAAATATACAAGAATAAAAAAAAACACCAATACAAAGACGGTGAATGCGGTATGTATAGTTTATATACAATCATTAAACTTTTAGAAAATAAACATAGCGTAAATTATTTTATGAATACCCGAATCACCGATGAAAAAATGAACGTATACCGTCGTATATTTTATAATTCAGTTGAGTTATAATTTAATCGTTAAAATATATAATAGTATAATGACAAATGAATATAAAGCAAATTTATGGAATGAATGTTTAAAACAAAATTTATTTTCAGACTGTAAACAAGAAGAATTACCTAAAGTTCAAGAATTATTTGAACAAACAATTGAAGAAAATAAAGATGTAAATACAAATGATTTTATATCTATATTAGGTGTTAAAATAAAACAAATGACACAACTATCTTATAAAGATTTAATACCTAATAAAAAACAACCTATCATTGATTTTAGCGATAATATAGAAGAAGAGCCTTTAAAAGATATTGATCAACTCATCGCCGAAAAACAAAAAGAGAGACAAAATGATGAACCAATTAATAAAATTATATCAAAAGAACAAAGTATACCAATCATTCAAGAACAAATCATTCAAGAACAAATCATTGAAGAACAAATCATTCAAGAACCAATTTTGGTTAAAAATAAAGAAATAAATGAAATTAAATATATGGTTCAACAACAAAATAAAATATTAGAACAACTATTAGAATCTCAAATTAAAATATTAAGACACCTACAAAAAAAATAATGTATATTTATAATATGAAAAATAAAATAAGAAATTTATTATTTATAGTGTTTTTATGTATATTTGTATATCCTTTTATATATTATTTTATTCAATCGATAGAAGGATTTACTGATAAATCTCCATACGGTCAATGGGAATTGGTATTGAGACAAAGTTATAATGACCAATATATTAAAAGCCCATTCAAAGGTAATGTAAGTATAAATATAGAGGCTGTGTACGATGAAAATGGCGATATAAATGCTCCAAATTATTACAATAGTTCATTGTATTCTAAATACGATTTTAGTAATAATCGTATATTAAAGTTAAATTATTATGATACATATGAGTCAAAAACCCCAACTACTATAACATGGAGTCAAGATATTAGCGCGATTCCAAATGTGAATGGTGACAATTTAGACGGATTTCCTGGATTAATTCAATCTACAGATGCGTCTTATGTATTTGTAGGTTATCCAGATAGCGATAAAAAATACATACTAGGAGCTTCACAAACATATTTAGATAGTATAACGGACATATCTTATATTCCTGGATATACAGATACGGGTGTTGAAAAAGTAGAATTGTATTTATGGAATCCACGACCTAATGATAAAAATACATTCAACGGAAATTATAAAAATTTAACCATATCCAAAGTTGATATGAATGATACAACCCATAAAAACTATTGGAATAAAAGTGAAGATGTAAGCGGTCTTTTAGACGAGACTGATAATAGATACTCCTATTGTTTTGGTAAATTAAGATGTAATGATAATATGTATACCCCTATTGAAAATTCAAAAGGAAATTACAAACCATATTGTAATTCAGATTCAAGCTTGAATCCGGTTTATTGCGAAGGTTCTGCTTTATATAATACTAATAGCGAAACATTGAATCCAGTCGCGATTGGTAGTTTAACCTTTGATATGATGGGCAAATATGCGTCTTATGGTGTATCAAATGAAGAATCCTTTAATTTATTTAGAGGTCTAACTACGCCATACAATAATGATTATATAGACCCAGAAATAAGTGGTAATAATGTAATTATATATGACGAAGAAAACAATGTATTTGTAAAAAATAATATTTGTAATATGTTGGATAATACAAATTTAATAAATGGAACCAATATTCAAGAAGAATGTGAATTAACTCGTTATACAGGTACAACCGATAATGACATAAGCTTAGTAGATGTAAGTGGAAATAAATGTATAGCCAATTACGGTGATACGATTAATTCGAAATATAAAGATTATGTATGTAAAGAAAATGAAGCGTGTATTGGTTATGAATGTGGTGTTCAATTTGGAAAATGTTCACCATCATTATTATAATATATTAATATAATGAAAAAAATTATTTTTTTATTATGTATTTTTTTATTAGTATTCATTTTATATAGTTCAACAATAGAATCATTAGAACTCTTGCCTTTAGAGCAAGCTGACATTAATAGTGTTTCGTTGAATTTAAAACTTCCAACAGAAGTAGACCGCCATAGTTGTAATAATGGATATAAATATTGTTATAATGGTGATTTAAAAAAAAAAGACGTATTCGGTAATAGTATTAATATAGAAGGGAGTGATTATAACTATGGAAAAACTTATAACGATATTAGCTATGATAAAGTATATTTAAGCGATTTCAAACAAAACGAATCTTTATCAAGTTCAAGTAAAACACGAGATGTATATTATGACCCATATAACATATGTAATAATAATGACCCATGGCATTTGAAATTACCGCTACAAACTACTAGTGAACATATTTGTACTTCCGAAAAAGATAAAGAAAATTATGAAATATGTCTAAAATATGAAACCCCATGTAAAAGTGAAGATATACAATTAGAAGAAAATCAAATATATAATGAATATAATTGTTCCGATTCAAATGATATATATGATTCTCTAAAAAATAATGTTGTAAGTTATTCAAGAAAAACAATTGAAATCGGAACTTATAAAGACGAATGGAGGCGTGGTTTAGACGTAAACAAAGGTCGTGTAAGTTCGGTGGGTAAAAACTATGATACCGAACGTTGTGGGATAGATTGTAGTGGATATAATTATTTTGCTTTACAAAACGGTGAACACGGAAATCCACAATGTTTCTGTGGAAATTCTTTAATAGACGCAACAAGATACGGACCTAAATTATGTAATAAATTAACCGGAGGTGCTTGGTGTAATTCTATTCATAAAAATGTATGTTCCTTTATAACAACTGATACAACCGAAACGTCTACAGTATGTCAATTAAGTGGAGACGGATTAGTATATAACGAAGATGATGTAAAAAGTAAATGTAGACAACAAAATTGTACTACAGAATATTATATAAATCCAGATTTGTCTCAATGTTACTCTAGTGAGTCGGAAGCAAGTTATCAACACGATAATTATTATTATTTAAAAGATACAACTAAATATCCATTTGATGTTAAACCGGTAAATCCAAACGACTATACTATACGTCCTAGCGAATTGAAAGAAAACGATAAAGTACGATTAAAAACAGACGCAAAAAAGATTATGTATTCCGTTCCTTTATGTAGTTCGGCTAAACCTTTATACGCAAATGACGAATGTCATCCAATTACGGATACAGTTATGGATAATAAGTGTAATATGAATTTTCCTTATATAGTAGATGGTTCATGTGTAGATTACGATACAGCAATTGCGAATGTAAACGACGGATGTTCGCAAAAAAAACCATATAAATATAATGGTGTATGTTATGCGTCTATAGACCAAGTATACACAGATAAGACAGAATATATATTTGATTCCATACAAAATGGATTATGTTATTTAAAAGATAACGATATCGGATTATCATGTGAAGATATATATAGAATAAAGGACTTTGATATTTCGATGTTATACAATCCAATTACAAATAATTATGTAGGACAATTAAAATACGGTGATTATAGTTATATAGATTGCTCAGGCACATTAACAAAATGTATGAAAGATTTTCCATATGATAAAAATACAAAAGGTGAATTAGTTCCAATATTTAGTATAAATAAAAATAAAACAATTAAACTTCCAGAATATACCAAACCAGAACAATATAAAGAACCACCTATATCTAAATATATAAATCCATATAATAGTGATATTCAATCCAATTTATTTATTCAATGTAAAAGCGACTATAGTACAATAGCTGAAGAAAATATGTGTCCAAAAGAATTACCCATATGTAAAGGTAATGTAAATCAGTTAGGGTTTTGTAATGAAAGTATAGATTCTTCTCAAAATTTAGGTTCTTATAATATACATATGTTATCGTGTAAGAATAATTATTCAAGCATACCTAATGAAGATATGTGTCCTTATAATTTACCCTATTGTGAAGATAATATATGTAAAGAAAGTAGTTTATTTTATAATCGGTAACATTTTATATTTATTACCCTTATAAAATATTTTATTACCAGGTAGTATAGTTTGAGTAACTAATATTTTATCTTCTTTAATATAAGCCTCTGGTGGTATAGTATCTTTATATAAAACTGATATATTTACCCCATCTACACTTATATAATAGTTCATAAACCGTTCGTTTCTTTTTTGTTTTTGTTGAGGTTCTTTTTTGTAATCTAATTCGTATACTTTTTTACCCTTTTCTTTATTTGGGAATTTAAAGCACTTGTTTTTACTAGATACGCAATCAATGGCACTTTCTTTTAAAGTATTTAAAAAAGATTCAGATAATCTATGTTTATCATTCATAATTTTAAGTAAAAATTCATCTGTAGAAATATCTGGTTTTGCTTTTTTTTCATCATTTAATTCACTAATATATATGTATACTTGTACGTTTTGCTCTTCAATAGGTAACCGATTATGACTACATATTCTTCTAGCACGACCAATTACTTGTTCAATTCTAACATAATGCCAATAAGGCTCTGTAATATGAACTATTCTTGTATTTTGTAAATCAATGCCTTCAGCACCTGAAGCAGTAATCATCAATAGATTAATAATGTCTCCTCTAGTGTTATTTAATTCTTCAACTCCATATAATGTTTTCAAGGTTGTAGTCATATAAGATGGTAATTTATTGAAATCACTGTTATATATATTTCTTATATATTCTTTAACCACTTTGTCTTCAGTACCAGTATATAATGTAAATACTCTTAATTTATCATAGGTATATCCAGGTAATCCGTGTAATTCTACCTTATAAATAGATCCGTTTTGTTTAATTTCTAATTGTTGAAATCCTTGATATTTTAATAAAAGACTCATCATTTCTATACCTTCAATGCGTCTAAAACTAGTATAAAGTAATTGACATTTATCTATATTATTTAAAATATTATTAAGTATTTTTTCAAATTTCGGACTATATTTTTGTAGACCAGTGTCAGGTTCAGTTGATTTTCTTTCGAATATAGCTAATTTAGTTAATTCATTATTAAACAATGTATCCCGGTTCTTTATAACTTGTATAATAAACTGTTTTATATTTGTATCATATGTTGTATCTTCTACAATATGGTCACCGTCTTCATCCAAACTATCATCTTGTTTAATACGTTCGTTTTTATCAGCATAATCAAAATCTTTTTCTGAAGTAATCTTATTCATTAATTTTGGAAATGGTCTTACAATCTTATCATCAAATACAAAATTACATGCGGCGCGTGTAAATACTTTATAACTACCTTCGCTTTTACTATCGGTTTTTTTAGTGGATTCTTTCTCTTTATACTTATCGTATTCACGTTTTTGATGAGAACTCATAGGTATATATTCAACTATATGTTCTAATAGTTTAGGCATTAAACTAGTTTTGTCACCTAAATAAGAAATTAATCCGGCAATACGAGTTTGAAAGAAATCTTTATTATCTATTAATTTTATATCACCTTCTTGTTTTACAAATAAGTTATTGAAATCCTTTTCACTTTCAGGCATTTTTTTATATTTATGAATGTTTACATTTTCAACCGATAATCCTTCTATATCATTTATGATTTTGGTTATATTAGATACATAATTATCATTTTTGAATTGAACTGATTTTTCATATTTCACTTCTCCAGTCTCGGTTGTAATAAATCCAAATGGATTTCTTATAATAGAGACTTTATTTAATTTATAGTCAACTATATTATATTTTTCTATTTCAGCTAAGTGTTGTTTAATTTTGTCTTTATTATACTTTCCGTTCAATACAAATTCATATTGAACCGTATAACCAGATATCAAATTAAACATTACTCCTAATTCGGCTGGTGAATTTATATAAGGTGTACCTGACAACAATACAATTTTACAATTTTGAGCATCCATTAAATTATCATACATATTTGTAGAAACTGATGTTTTATCGGTAGATATTTTATTAAATACTTTACCAATAAAATTATGAGCTTCGTCAATAATAACTACACTATTATGAAATGGATTCGTATTTGCTCTTATACGTTCCCAACTTTTTTTATTTACACCATTATAATTAATAAATCTATATTTCATACTTATAAGCTGGGTTATAAGTTCGTTTACTTGTAGTTTATCCTTAGATTCTAATTTATTAAATGCTATTCCACTGCTATTAATTACCCATACACAATGATATTTATCTATATACTTAGTCATAGCATCTTTATCTTTATCTAAATATAGATAATCTTTGAATAATTGAAAAATACTATCTTTGTTATCGTCTGTTGCTTTTAATCTAGTCCAATTATTATTTGTTTTAAAAATACGATCTCCGCAAAATTGTAATTGTGTACGATAGTTTTGCTGTAAAGACGCAGGTGTCATTATATATATTTTTTTGTCATGTTTCATTCCTTCTATAATTGAAATAGAACTACACGTTTTACCGGAACCTAATCCATGATATAGTAATAACCCTCTATACGGTGTATAACTATTTAGATATTTTTGTACTATTTTTTGGTGTCTTAGCATGACAAAATCAGATGAAGATTTATCGCAGCTATCTTTTTCATCTTCTTCTTCATTATACAGATCTTCTAGTAGATTATGTACAGTATCATTAAATCCGTATTGGTCGTTTAAATAAAAATTTTTCATATCAATATTTATGGTTGTTTGACTATATGCCGGAAAATCTTTTAATAATTCATTGTCTACGTCTGTTAAAGTTTGTAGTGGTTGAATTGGCTCTATATCGGTAGTTGTTTTTTTTATAGGAGTCTTTCTAATAACGTCTTTTATTACTAATGTATTTAATACTATTTTATTATCTATTACTTCTGGTATTTCGGTATAAAAACATATTTTAGTATCTAATTCAACATTATATTTTAGTTTAAGTTCTGTAATAAATTCATTTAACATATCGATTTGTTCTTTTTTATAAAATAATTCGGTTGGATGTGTTTCAGCTTCTTTATTATCGTTTTCGTCTTTATTATCGTTTTCGTCTTTATTATCGTTTTCGTCTTTATTATCGTCTTCGTTTTCGTTTTCTTCTTCGTTTTCGCTTTCATCTTCTTCATCTTCTTCATCTTCTTCATCTTCTTCGTTTTCGTCTTCATCTTCTTCGGCTTTTGCTTTTGTCTTGGGTTTTATAATAGTAGGCGAACCATTTTCAACAACTGGGTTATTATAAGCATCATTTAATTTGGTGATTTCGGCCATAGTTACATCTTTATATATGTCAAGACCTTTTTTTGGAACTAATGCTTCAAAATGTATACCTGAAATAGGTGTAAATAATGCTTTACCATCTGTTTTTAAACTACTAGTACCTGTTTGTTTACTACGATTTAACAAAAATATAACATTGGGACAATTATTGAACCCATAATCTGTGTCATTGATATTAGACATAATAATAAAACGAAATGGGTTTGTTTGAAATAATCCAATACATAAGTTGTATTTTTCACCATATAATTGTATGTCGTCATTATTTAACCATTCTCTATCCATCAACACGATACGTTTTCGTTGTTCAAATTTTTTTATTTTTTTTTTATGATTTTGTATAGCATTCTTTTCAGTTGCGATTCGTAATTTTGCTTGACGTTCTGCTATTTTTTCTCCGTATATTTCTGATATATCATTTCTAAATAAGTCTGTAAGTCTTCTATCATAATAACGAATTCCGTTTGATTTCGTTGGCTTATAAGCTTTATAGGTTTGAATATCTGTATATTTATTTATAGCATATATAATACTATGTATCGCACAATTACCATCTCCAGCAATAGGTATTTTTTCAAAATATTTGGTCAAATTTGAGATAGTTATATTCGGATTAATATATTTAATACTCATATTTAATATATATCACTATTTTTAATTAGTTCATTTACACAATTAATAACATGTTTTTTTTCTATATTATAATCACGAATCATATAAAGACATTCTTCATAATTACACCATTTCATATTACCAATTTCACTTTTTTGAAATTTGGCATTGTATAAAGTATCTTTATAATTCATATAACCCAAGTAGTATTTATGTTTATACGACTTTAGATTCGAACCAGTAAATACTTCTTCAAATGGAAGAATATTATTAATAAATAATATACTATGAATTGGATAACCAGTCTCTTCCCGAAACTCTCTTAAAGCACAATCAATATCTTTTTCTTTATAATTTCGTCGGCCTTTTGGAAACCCCCACTCAGGTAAAGCCCAGTTATTTTTGTTTAATAGATATTTCTTATTATTTAATACAAATTTCATTTTATCTTTATGTTTAATGTCGTAAGGTTCGTTTTTTTTATTCCATAATTTATCCCATAGTTCTTCATAGGATAAACTTATAATTTGGTCTATTTCATAGTCTGTCATTTCTTTAATAATATTCTTTAAATGATAATCATTATATTCGTTATATTTACCTCTTAAAAAATCAACATATCCTAATGTATCTTTCCGCTGAATCATTAAGTATTCAGTGATATCATTGTTTTTACGGTAACATATAATACCTAAACTTGTAATAGGACGTTTACAATTATAAAATAAATGTCCATAATTTTCACAATTATTACATAGGGGTTTACCTAGCATAATTCTTATTATATTATATATTTATATGATTAAATTAAATATAGATATACTATTTCAATATATATATTTTATTACTCGTTTATATGTTCCAAATATATCAAATAAAAAAAAAATAAAACAGTTAATGGAATGTATGCCATTTTTTTTACCAACACGAAAAGACCAACAATTATTATTTCAGATTATAAAAGAACATTCTATTATAAATTACTATGATACCACAGACAATATGGTTACCTATAGTTATATTATTTACGAGACATATCATAAAAGAAAAAAAATAACTTATTTAGATATGGATAAATATGTAAAACATTATGATTATATATTATTTATATCAGAACAAGAAAAAAGTTTAAACTATAAAAAATATATGTCAATAAATATTTTTATATGTATAGTATTAATTTGTATTTACTTTATATATGCAAGTTAAATTATGGATTATTATACTTACCATATTATTGATATATGATACATATCACGAACATTATTATTTTCATTTATTCAAAACCTATAAAAAATATTATAAAATGGCTGGAATAGCTATTTTTGGTTTAGGATTATATGTAATGATTAATAAAGGAAATAATATACATTCAGCCTCTATTTTAAACAACTTTGTAAAAATATTACCTATAGATAAAGATTCAAAAGACATGATAACTCCATTTATAACCAATACACAAAGTAAATCTATTGAGCGAATACAAACTTCTGGTGGTAAAAGTAAAAGAAGTGTAAGCGAGACAAAAAAAAAATATGTAGCTTCTATGCAAAACTGGAAATGTGGTGAATGTCAAAAACAACTACCCGCATGGTTTGAGGTAGATCATACAATAAGATTAGAAAACGGTGGAACAAATGAAATTAGTAATCTAGTAGCATTATGTAGAGATTGTCACGGTAAAAAAACTGCTATGGAAAATATGTTATAATATATATAATGATACAAAGTGAAAATGTACAATATATTCGAACATTATTACAAAAAATAGATTTATCAGATAAAGAAAAAATTATATTAACTGTATCATTCTTATTAAGTGGTTATGCGTTTTTATTTTTGAACCCATATAAAATTTTGAATTATGTATATTTACCATTTGTTTTATTTTTTTCTATTATTGGTATTTATTTATTTTTTTCTATTCAGAAAGATATAGAAATTATGTTTTTTTTATATAAACTATTATATTATATTTTGATATTTATAGTTTTTTGTATAATATATTTTTTATTAAAGAACATATTATTATATGTAATAGATATATCATTTGGGGCTGTATTTTTATTTTATTTAGTTGGCTTCGCTATTATATATAAAATATTTTTTGAAAATACCGAGATTAACATAAATAAAACAGATGATTTATTTTATACCATTCAATATTTTATTTTTTATATACCGTGTATTTTGATTATAGTTATAAACTATATTATAGATGACTCAAAAAATACAAATAAAACAACCTATATATTAGGTTTGTTGTTAATATTATTGATTGTAATATATTTTGTAATTCCTTTTATACTGAATTATATGTATAAACATGATGGAATATTATTAATTGATAAAAAAACATATTTGAATAAAAGTATTTTAACATTATCTTTAAAAGAATTAAAAGATAAAATAGAAAGTGCGCAAACTTTATGGAATTATACATTTAATAAAGAAGGTTTCAAATCATTGAGTGATAACGAAATAAAAGGGGTTATTGATAATATATCCATGAGTTATAATTCAACAGAGCAATATGTAATTAAACATATGAGTAAACGCGATAAATTTAAACAGATGATAATAAAATATAAAGATAAACCAGATGAACTAAAATACTATATTAACAATGAATTAAAACAATCTTTTTTAAGTAAGATATATTATTCTATTATTATTTTAAAAAATAAATATTTTCTATCTGGTGAACAAAAAAGTGAAGAAGATTTATTGACACAGTACATAAGTCCATTGTTATATACATATCATTATGGAATATCATTTTGGTTGTATTTAGATACAAATATATTATCTGAAAAAAATAGAGACAAAGCATTAATATTAACCCTAGGGTCTAGACCATCTTTATATTATGATTATAATACACGTCAAATCATTATAGAAATAACAGATGTTACGTCAGAAAATGAAACCTTTAAACAAACTCGTATATACAATAGTAGTAAAATTTTATTTCAAAAGTGGAATCATATAGTTATGAATTATGTAAATGGACAATTTGATTTATTTATAAATAATGTTATTGTTTCTACTCAGGCAAATGTGTCTCCTTATATAAATGATAGCGACGTTTTACAAGTGGGGTCGGTTAATAATACAGATTTAGGAGGTATATCTAATTTGAAATATTACGACCAACCTTTATCCTTATATAAAATAAAAGAAGTTTATAACCAAAAATTATTTTCAATAGAATAAAATAAACAATTAATATAATGTTATTATTTAGTTTTTCTGGTATACTTATATCTATTTTTTTTATAATTACAGCATACATTATATTCACAAATCAGATGGAAATTAAAACTAAAATAATAATGAGCGTATTATTATTCATTTTAGCTATTGTTATTTTTATGAATTTAGACGCGTTTCAAAATTATAATCGGTTAATTACAAATATTACCGATGCTACAAAAACAACTCGTATACCAAAAGATACTCTTATACAAAATAGTGGTAATTATTCTATATCTACATGGATTTATATTGATGACTGGAATTACAAGTTCGGTCAAAAAAAGACTATATTGAAACGTGAAAATTCAGAAAAAAAACAAAATCCACATATTTATTTGGAACCTTACAAGAATGATATAACTGTAGAATTTTATGTAAAAGATATTTCAATGAATGACCTATCAAATAATTATGAAAAAGCGTCTTTATGGTGTAAAGATAATGTGGAAGGAATATCAGCTGAATTATTAGAATGTAATTATAATACAACTACCAATGAATATGTGGCTTCAACGACCGGAGTTAAATGTAACGATAATATATATGAATGTTTAGACGGAACCATTGTAGATATAGAAAATAATTCGTGTAATATAATTAATAATGAACAATCGTCAACTTTAAAAAATATACCAATTCAAAAATGGTTTAATATAACTTATGGGTTTGGAGACAATCATACAGATATATATTTGAATGGTAAATTAGTTCAAACAAAAACATTTGTTGGGGTTCAATATATGGATGAATTCGAAAACAATGATTTTTTTATTTGTTCCGATGGCGGATATTCAGGTTCTATATCTAAAACGTCTTATTATAATTATTTGATATCGCCTGATAAAGCCTATAATATTTATAAAGATGGTTTTAATTCAGTTGTAGTTGGTTCATTATTTAGTAAATATAATGCTTCAGTTACATTCTATGAGGATACAAATGAAAGAGCAAAATATTATATTGTATGAATATAAATGTTAAATGATGGAAAATCAAAAGACATAATTAAAAGTCCAATGAATAAAGAAAGTATGAATAAAGCAAATAAAGAAAGTATGAATAAAGCAAATAAAGAAAGTATGAATAAAGCAAATAAAGAAAGTATGAATAAAGCAAATAAAGAAAGTATGAATAAAGCAAATAAAGAAAGTATGAATAAACCAAATAAAGAAAGTATGAATAAAGCAAATAAAGAAAGTATGAATAAA